GTGAGTGATGGCTGTTGATTATGCGAAGCTACATGTGAAGGCTGTGTGCTCTAAGAACTCGGACTACTCTAGCCCGAAGGCAACGATGGCCCCCGAGGCGTACACGCTGACCCCCGACGAGTACCTGCACATCGAGATGAACTGTGACGACAATGGAGAGACCCTGACCACCGATATGTTCACGGGCGGTGTGACTCTCTGCGTTATCAAGAACAACGACACGGCCATTACCGTCACCGCTCAGTTCGATACGGCGGGAGATACCGATGTCGATGTGGCTATCCCGGCGGGTGGCATCTTCGTGACGCCCGACTTTGTCTACACCGGGAACCTCAAGCTCACTTCGGCGAGCGGGGTCCCTGAGTGTGAAGTGCTCATCGTTGGAACATGAACGAGCACGAAGTCCTGAGGCGGTGCGAGGAGATAGTCCGTTCTGCCCACCTGACTCCTCGAGTCATTACCATCGACAGCTTCTACGAGTATGCAGAGCTCGTGCGCGATGTCGTAAAGGACTGGCCTGCTAAGAAGCGGGACAAGTTCCCCTGGCTCAAAGACTGGGCCCTATCCTTCAGGAGGATGTATGACGATTTCGACGCGATTGTATCCGCAGACCCGATGCTACTCTATCAGCCAGCGAATCGTGCGGCGCGACAGTTCCACCGGTCAAAGGCATTCGTACGTTACTTCCGTGCGGGTAATCGTACTTCCAAAACGCAAAGCGGCTACGCTGAGCACTATTACGTCTCAACCAACCAGCACAAGTGGCGACACTTCCCAGGCGGGGCCCACTCCTCCTTCATCATCGGAGTAAACTTCTCCAAGTACTGCCCGGCGGTATTCGAGAAGAAGTTCCTAGAAGGCGAGGAAGGCAACCCTCTAAGCCCGATGTTCCCACCGGGGGGCAAGTGGTTCTATCGCTACGATGAGCGACGCCACGAGATACAGGTGGCCTGCTCCCGATGCGCTGAGAGCGGCAGGGCTCGAACCTGCTCGCACGAGAAATCGACTATCCGGCTCTTCAGTGACCAGGAAGGTTGGGAGGTACTGCAGGGTGCCGCCTACATCCTTGGGCACTTCGACGAGCATGTGGGTGAAGACTTCTTCAACGAGGCAATTCAAAGAACCCAGACAGCTGGGCCGAGTGCGTGCTTGGTTGTGACGGGTACCCCGCTCCACGGGCATGAGGCGTGGGAGCACCAGCGGCTGACCACCCTCTTCGAAGATGGGCCACCAAGGAACCGCATTGACCCGGACAACACAGACTCCCCTCCGTTTGTGAGCCTCCACGAGATTGACCAGTTCGAAGCTGGCCTCGTTCCGCATGAGCGGATTCGGATGGCCATGGCGGTGATGGATGAGTTCGAGATTGAGAGCCGGGTGTATGGCAGGCCCGCACCTCTGGCGAAGAATCCGGTGTTCAACCGTCATGCGCTCTCCGCTCTACGCAAGAGAGCTCGGGACCCACGTCGGGGAGACTTGCGACTCGAGGACGATGTCCCCCTCAGTGAGGTAATTGAAAATTCAAAATTTGGCTACGCCGAAGGCCCTGACGGGCCTCTTAGAGTCTGGGAGGAACCCGCGCTAGGGGCTCAGTACATCATCTCGGTGGATACGGCCAAGGGTCTGGCCGGTGGTGATGCGAGCTGCGCGAGTGTGCTGCGGGTCGATACGACTGGAGGATCTCTCAAGCTCCGGATGGTGGCTCAGTACCACGGGTACATCAACCCACTGAGCTACGCGGAAGAGGTGTTCAAGCTGGCCGTCTGGTACAGCTCCGCCCTGGTGGTCATTGAGCTCACGGGTGGTTATGGCGAGGCGGTGATGCTGCGGATGCGGCAAGACTTCTGCTACTGGAACCTGTTCCGAGATGAGGCGAGTCACTCCCAGGCTGAGCACCGGCTCGATGCCCGCTTCGGTGTAGAGACGAACATGCGCACAAAGCCATACATGGTTGCCGCGCTGCAGCAATTCCTCAATGACGAAGCTATCGACATTCCCTGCACGGCGACTATCAGTGAGATGGTTGCGTTTGAGCAGGAGAGGACCCAGTCGGGGATGACCACTCGGTACCGTGGGGTTAATGGGGCTCATGACGACAGAGTTATGTCGCTTGTCATTGGAGCTTCGGTCGCGTTATCATCGCAGGTATTGGATTTCTCTGTGGTTGTGCCCAAGGGAAAGAAGGACACAGCGAAAGAATACCAGGGCGAATGGCGCAAGATCCACGAGGAGCTATCAGATGGGGACCAAGATCCTTTCGACTATCACTGAGCCGGCGGTGCTCTTCTTTTTCCTAGCGCTCGCTTGCCTGGCTACCTGCGTCTACCTCACCCACAAGAACTTCAGAGTATCCATCGACAGCAACAACCGCATAGCTGAACTGCTTGCTCGGTGCATGGACCACCTCAAAGCTCAGAGTCTTGAGGAGCGGGTACAGGCTAACGCCCTGGAAAAAGAGAACGATGTCAGGATACAGATGCTCAAAGATGCTATCAAGAATGAGGCGGAGGCTGGTCCGCCGGAGCCCGAGCATGTCGTGGTGACTACAACCGATGGCCGTAAGATTGATATGGCCGACTACGAGATTATGTAGGAGTGAGGCATGGCTTACGAGTCGGAGGAAGAAAAGCGGGCGATTGACCGGGATGTTGCAGATCTGTCGCCAGAGATGAGAGACCTTCTCAACCTCGACGAGAAGGGATTGAGGAGGGTCATGAGGGAAAGGCGGGCCCTGCAGCAACGGCTAGACGCAGAGGGGTGGCATGGTCGCCTTGGGAGACAGACGCTGGACATGTTCCGCAGAGGGATGGCTCCACTACAGGACCTCAAAGACTACTTCACTGGCCCCGAGCAGATGTATGTGGATACTGACAGGCTAAGAGAGCTCCAGGGAATGTTCGGGGATATCCAGCAGCCTCGCGGGTACAGCGTCATGGACATGATGAGTGAGCGCCATAAGGGCGGCATGCCCTTCCCCGGTGGAGAGCTCGGGCAAATGGAGCTAGAGCTCATGATGGGCCGGGGCCTGAGAGCACCGGGCGGAGACCCTAGCCAGCGACTAGTCGATAAGATGTATAAGAAGCTACCGAGAAAGCGAGGCTACTGATGCCCGGCTACCAGAGCCCTGATTGGGGCAATCTCCAGCGACAATACGAATCTCAGCAGCAAAAACAGCAGGCGATGCAGCGCTTCATGGCTCTTCTGGACCAGCAAATGGCGCAGCGCCGAGCCGCCGAAACTCAAGGGAGGAGCTGGGACCCTAACTCCCTTATGCGTTCCGCGTTTGCACTGGGCGGGGAATACGAGGGGCTCGACTTCGCGAAGCTTGGTCGAAGCAGTTTCCTATACCCCCCATCCCGGGATAATGCCCCGTATAGCAGGAAGGGCGAACCCGGATATCTCACTGAGCCCGTAAGGGTGAGGAGACAACAGGGTGGGCCTGACCCTTCTCTGCTGGACTTGTTCACGCGAGACGCTCCGAGGGGGCGGTAATGGCCGGGAATGATGAGCATCCAGATTACAGCGCCCTCCAGGCGAAGAGCTGGGAGGACATGCATACGGGGCCCTACGCTCCTCCTGGGGCTCAGTACCAGAAAGCCGCTGGCACCAGAAGCAAGGCAGAGGCCCAGAGGATGCTCATGGCCAAGATTGACCGGGGGCGAACAATGGACCTATCCCGACTGAGGAGTCGGTTCCTGGAGCCGGGCAGTCAGAGGATGGGATCCATTCGGGCCAATCCAAATTCTGGCCAAGCCATGTACCACTACTTAACTGATGTTAGAGGCATGAAGGATGCTCAGGCCAGAGGGGTGCTTGCCAACTTCCTGCATGAGTCGGCATGGAAACCGGGCGGCCTAAACCCGGACGACAGAGGAAAGCCTTCGTGGGGGATGGCTCAGTGGCGCGGACCACGGAGAGCGCTTCTCGAGAAACATGTGCCTGACTGGCAGACCAACTGGCAGGGCCAGCTCGACTTTATGTTTGAGCATGACCAGCCCTATGACCGAAGGGTCTTGTCGCGGTACATGGAGAAGGACTTCGCAAGTCCAGAGAAAGCATCGGCCTACTTTACTGAGCGGTGGGAACGGCCTCAGCACGGCAAGGAAAAGGGCCGACAGCGGGCCAAATCAATCAAGCAATTCCCTTTCTAGGAGACAGAGATGCCATATCGAAATTCAATCGGCGAAGCAGCGGGCTATGAAGACCAGATGGGGATGGGAATGGGCGCTCTCCAGTTTGAAGACATGCCCTACAGCGACACGATGAACCCGGTTGCAGATACGCAGGAGTCCCCCATGCTTTCCCCACTAATGGGGGGCTTCCCAGGGGCTCCCGGTGGGATGCCAGGACTCCCAGATGGTCCACCGGGGGCTCCGCCTATGGGCCCACCCATGGGAATGGGACCACCAGGAATGGGACCACCAGGAATGGGACCGGGGATGCCTCCTATGGGCCCACCCGGAATGCCACCCATGGGCATGGGACAGCCAGCAGCGCCCCCCCAGCAGTTTGACAAGAATAACATCCATGAGATGATGCGCGACATGCTGATGGAGCGAGCATCTGAGCGTGAAGCTGCGGCCAAGAGGGTCTCGCGGAAGTTCTCGAAGCTAGGTCCGGGTACTCCAGGGGGATACTAATAATGGAGAATAGA